CTTTCCAACCGTGGCGAAAATGCAGTCATCTCGATTGCTGATTCTCGCATGAAGTCTGTCATTGGCATGCTGAAGCGTGAGTGGGAACTTCAAACCATCCGTGGAACCTCCACTGTTCTGACTGAGCTTGGCTCTTTGAACGGTGTGAATACCGCAACGGGTTGGTTGGAAGATGGGCTGTTTGGTGTTGCTGGCGCTACTGGCCAGCAAAATGTTGTTGGTGGTTTGGACAAACAAACCTACCGTACATCTAACTGGAACAACCAGACGTTTGATGTCTCTGGTGGTGGTGGAACATTCGCTACTCAGGGCTTGAACGGAATGGCCGAGTTGATGCTTCAAACTCAAATCTACGCACCCGAAGGGTCTGTGGACTTGATTCTTGCAAGCCCCACCTCGTACCGTCTGTACAAGAACACCTTGCAGGCTCAAGAGCGCTATATGCCGAAAGAGACTGTGCTTGATGCTGGTCGTTTGGCTTTGGCCTACAACGGCGCTTTGATGTATGTTGAGAACAACCTCGGAAACGCGGTTGCTGCCAACACTCCATCAATGATGTTCCTTAACAGTAAGAGCATGAAAGTTGTGTTCGACAGTGATGCTAACTTCTCGATGACTGACTTCGAGAACAAGAGTGGCTACGCTGCTCGTGAAGCACACATGTTCGTCCGCACCCAGATTGTTGCTGATCACCTTGCAAGCCTTGGTTTGCTCGTAGACGCGGAGGCTTAGGCTATGTTTGGACACTTAAATCATGGAAAATCACCTCTTGAGGTGACCGAAGTAACTGGACAGCATTCGGATATTATTTCCTTTGCTTGTGCAGAAGCCGTAGCCGCTGGTGAGTGGGTCGATTTAGACTCCAGCCAAACCGGTGAGGCTCGCGTAACAACGGTGGTTCAGAGCAATGTCTCTGGTCTTTGCGTTGGTGTTGCTCTTGAAACTGTCACAGCACCAGAGGTTCTCGCTGGTGGTGCTACTGTTCGTGTGTGTGTTGCAGGGTATGTTGCCGCTGCTCGTACAAACGGTGCTGTTGCTGCTGCTGGGGACACTCTTATCCCTGCCGGTGGCGGAGAAGTAACCAAGGGTGCTGCAACCGATGTGCTTACTACCGTTGGTGTTGCTCTTGCTATCGACTCTGGTGTACCAGGCGCCGAAGTGGCTCCTGTTTGGATCTTCCGTAAGCTGTAAAAGCAGCCCGCGAACTATGGGCGGGCACCTCTATTGGGGTGTCCGCCTTTTTTCTTAGGAGTAGAAGTGAACCTCTCAGAGATTAGAAACATGGTTGGGTCTATCGTAGACTATGACCCCAATGTTCAGACCTACATTGATGAGGTCAACCGGGTGGTGAATGAGATTTATCTCGACTTCTTTACCGACCGTCCTTGGAAGTTCGCCCAGGAGACTGAAGAGATTCAGGTCTACCGTGATGTTGCTCCACCAACACCCATCATCAATGTAGGTGCTGCGACAATTACAGATATATCGAACCCGTTTCTCCCTTGGATGGAGGGTGCGATTGTAGAGATTACAGGCGCTACGGCCCCCGCAGACGATGGTGAGTACATTATTGCCAAGTCTTCTGCTGGTGTTCTGGTTCTTGAGGGCTTCACTGCCTCGAATACAGAAGCCATTACAGCTACAGTGAAGCAGCGCTTCATTGATATGCCCGCCGATTGTTCTGAGGTCATGTCCATTGGCATTAGAAGCCCTATGTCGGGAACCCAGGCACACTTTGATTACCTCTCCCGCAACCGGGATGAGGAGCTTAGCCTTCTTCTGAGCTCCACAGGGCTGCCAACAGATTGGCTAATCCACGATGACGCGACCATGATTCAGCCTGTCCTGGCTTCTGGGCTAACAGTCAACGCAGCAGGAGCCCTTGGTGCTGGTCTTCATTATGTGAAGTACACCTTTATCCATAAGAACAAAGAGAGTGCTCCATCCCCTGCATCGACAGTAACCCTTGGTGCCGCTGATTCTATCAATGTTGCTGGCCTTCAAAACACGGGTGCTAACTCAGGAATCCTGAAGAAAGCCTATATCCGCACCCCTGATTCCAACGCTTACTATGCGTCCACCGCAGCGTTTGCTTTAGAAACAGCAACCACCATGACGGGGATTGTTGTTGCTACCGACTACCTTGTTGGTGCTGAACGCCTCCCTGAGAACGATGGCCACTATAAACGGGTTCGCCTCTATCCTCGCCAAGACACGGACTACCTTATTGAGGTTCGCTTTGTCTTCCGGCCTGACCGGCTGATTGAAGACACCGATGTCCCCGAGTTTCCACCTGACCACCACCGCTACTTGGTTTATCGTGCCTGCCAGGAGTTGTTCGTCAAGCATGACAACATCACCCACTCAGAGGTTTACCGTCGCAAGGCAGATGTAGAGATGCTCCGAATGGAGAACAACTACCTCTCCGAGGGTGCTGGATACTGGATCAAGCAAGGGTATCGAGAGAGCCAGATTAGCTATCGTACTGCTACAAGTCTAACGACGCGAGGGTAGGCATGGATGCAAGGCTAAAGCTTGAAGCTCCAAGGCTTGGAGGTATAGATGAACTCCTTCCTCAGAAGGATGAGTCAGCCACCATACTGGAGAACTTCACTGTAGACCCAGCTACGGGCGGGTGGGATAACCGAATTGGTTATGAGAAGTTCTTCCCTGGAACACTGCTTTATCAGCCGTTTACCACTGAGAAGCGGATTCATAGCCTCTATGTGTGGAGCACCCACAACGGAGCCCGCACCTATCACTTGTTCGAGTCTGAGAACATTGGCTCTCAGCGGGTAGACCTCAAGTTCACGGTGGGGAATACGGGCGCTGGTGGTGGGCTTGTAACTGTTGACGCATTCAGAAAGATCCCTACACTGAATGAGCCTGTCACAGACTACGAGCCCTTTGGCCGCTACCTCATCATTGTGAATGGCCACGATAAGCCAATGAAGTTCGATGGGGATAGGGCTCTGCCCCTTGGTTGGGAGACTGTTCCTGCTCCTGTGACCCCGTGGGGAACAGATGCGGATGACCTGAAGGATGCAGGCTCTTTTCAGAACTTTATTATTCAAGCGGTTCCTGGCAAATCGCAGGGCCCCGGATCGTTCCAGCAAACCATTGGCCTTGGCTATATTGAAGACAATGAGAAGAACGCTTATCGGTGGAAGGTGTCTTGGATTTCTGAGTCAGGAAGCGAGAGCCCTATGTCGGCTCCAAGCGAGACTATAAACTGGGACACTGTGACGAGTGGCGCTACTACTGAATACGACAACAAACGCCAGGCTGTTTATCTTGATGACCTTCCTCTTGGTCCCCCTGGAACGGTTGCCCGTAGGATTTATAGAACAAAGAACCTTGGTAAGGGATCGTCTTCTGATGCCACCGCTGCGTACTACTTTATCGACGAGATAAAGAACAACACAGAAGTGTCCTATGTTGACTATACGCCAGATCAGTTCCTCTCTACGCTTGCTCCAGACACCGTGGACAGTGTGACCTTTCCGGCTTCTGGTGCTCGATTCTCAGCAACATTCAAAGGGTCATTGTTCTTAGATGGTGGTCAAACAAATCCCACCAGGATCTTCTATTCCAACCCACTGAATCCCGATTCATTTTCTGCCTCAGACTATTTTGATGTGGGCGTTCGGGATGGTGGCGATATTACAGGAATGTTCTCCTACTACAACAGCCTGATTATCTTTCGTGAGTCCTCTATTGAGCTTGTTCGCGGCGATAATGTCAACGGATTCAATGTTGTGCCGTTCATTCAAGGCATTGGTTGTAGCGCTGTCCACTCAGTTACCGCTGTCCCAGGCGTGGGTATTGTGTTCTTGGCTAACGATGGGGTCTACAGACTCTTTGGTGGTCTTGATGGTGGCTCCCAGGTACAGATTGAGAAGATGACCCCCAACTTGGTGAAGACTGAGAAGAGAATCAACAAGTCTGTAATGGCTCGCGCTTCTGCTACCTACTCTCCTAAGTGGCGTGAGTGGCATTGCTATGTGCCTGTAGATGGAGAGGACAAGCCCTCGTTTGGGCTGGTCTACCATGTGGATAAGAACGTCTGGTCTACTCGTGTTGGTTTCCCTGTTGGTGTGATTGCCGCTGATGCTGGTGGAGAGCTTATCTTTGGCCACAATACAGGAAAGGTTGGAATACCCGCTGATTGGGAGACGGGGCTGTTCGTCATTTCTCGCAAGCGTGCCCTTGGTTATACGGTTGTTGCTGTTCCTGGTGATCCGCCAACAGCGGTAACCCAAGCCTCCCCACCACCCACTGCCAAGTATCGCTCTAAGTGGCATGACATGGGCAAGGCTGCGACCAAGAAGTTTGTGAAGTATGTCTACCTCCATGTGATGACCAAGGGAGACAACACGATTCCCTTGACCTACTACAAAGACTTCGACTACGCAGGCATTTCTTCTACTGGTGAGAAGATGCAGCGTGCTGACCATCCAGACCAACAGGTGTTTGGTACTGCTTTATGGGATACTGCTGTGTGGGAGGAGCCTATGTTCACCACTATCCGCTACCCAATAGCCCAGGGTGCTGCTTCCTTCTTTGCTTTCGAGTTCGATAC